GCGTGAGTGCGACGAGGTGACGTCAAACTACACCCGATCGCGCGCGCGATCAACGACGGCGCTTGTGCGCGCGCTTGCCAAGGTTCTTCGTCTCGCAGAACGCGCCGTGGTAAAGCAGCGTCCCCGGCGGGAACCCGCGTGCGGCCTTCAAACGTGAGCGCTCCGAAAACCATTCGACGATCTTCTTGTTCGTGGACGGCGTACACGGCGTGTAGCACTGTGCTTCACCTGCACCGGCACGTGAGCCGACGTCGCGACACGACGACAGGTTGAGGCCGTGACGTTGAGCCGCGCGCGTCGCGCTCTTACGTGGCCCCTTGATGATCAGCGAGATGTGGCCGGCGTTGCGCGCCACGACGCTACCAGTCCGAGTCCATCGCGTCGGTTGCGCGCTTCGGCTCACCCGAGCGACGGTACAGCCAGACGCCACCAGCTGCGAGCACGATGCCCGTTGCGAGTGCGCCGCCGAGGATCATCAAGCCCGCCACGAGCGGCGTCTGCTTGTCCAGGAAGTCGGTTGCGTCACCGAACTGCTGACGTTGGTATGGGATCATTTGCTGGCCTCCATCGGCGACGGTGAAGTAGTTCGGGTCGCAGTAGTCACAGACGGGACCCCGCGCGGGAAACCGCCGCCGGTACATGACGGGCGTGCCGCCGGGACCGAACACCATGGTCGCGACACGCGTGGGTCCAACGATCGACTGACTTGGCGCGAGCGGCGAGCCAGCTGGCGGGTACGAGAACGTCGGCATCGCGCTGAGGTCCGGACCTTCGAGTGTGAAGACATGGGGCATTGGGGTCGGCTCCTCGGGTGCTCTAACGTACCATGATCGCGGACGCGATCGTTACTTGCTACGGCTGCCGCCGCGCAGCGGCGTATCGAGTGGAAAGTGCTTCGCGAAGCTGCCCACCCAGCGGTCGGGCTGCGGCTTGCCCTTCTTTGGTGGCACGGGGACGGCGTGACCGTCACGGCGCCAAACCGCACACGCCGCGTTGGCCTGCTTGACTGCTTCGGCCGGGGTAGTCACGTCGACGCGAAAGCCTGCCTGTTTCTCGGTGGTACAGAACCGTAAGAACGGCTGACCCTGATCGAACGCGAGCTGTACGGGGCAGCCCTTGCGCTTGAGCGCGCCTGCGCACGGCTTGGGGCACTTCTTGATCTTCTTCTTGCCCTTGTCCTTGCCCGACTTGACGATAGTCTCGCCGCAGTTCTTGCCGTCGACAGCGTCGACGGTCTTGCTCGTCGAACGGTACTCCCGCGCGAGATCCCAACCGCCTTCCCCGCCACGGCGTTCGCCGACGATCGCACAGGCCTTGGCGTCGGTCTGACCTGTCTTGCCGGGCTTGCCACCAACGACGACGCGCAGACACGGCACGCTGGACGTATCGAGCTTTGCCTTGGGGGTTTTCTTTTCTTTCGCCACGGTGGACTCCTTCAGTGCAACGAGTAGTTGACGATCTCGTTCGGGGCGATCCAGCACGCGCGACAGCCTTTGCCGTCAGGTCCACCGAGACCCGGCGGGGCAACAGCTTTGCGGCACGTGTGGCCCTTGTCGTCCGTCGCGTACGCCTGACAGTTCCACGTGTAGCGCAGGTCGGGGCCGGTCATCTTCGGCGGGAACCGCTTCGCGCGATCGTAGACGTACTGCTCCAGCTCGGGTTCCATGCCGAGGTTCTGTTCGACTTGCAGAACCGTCGTCGCACCTGCCCAACCGGGACCGAGATTCTCCGGACCAGCTGCGTTCACTTCGTACGCGCTTGGACGGATGATCAGGTTGTTGGCGCTGCGCGCGTGCGGCGCATTGATCTCATTGACAAGATCAATGCCCCAGCTCGTGGCCCAGATCCGCGACGGCGCCCAGAACGTGATGTCCGGTAGCCGATCTGCGATCTGCTTCCACTGCTTCAGGTACTTTGGGCTGAAGAAATCTCCTGAGTCATGGATGCGGAAGAACCGTCGACCTGTTGGCTCAGGTGGCAGTGGTTGCACCTGTTCGACGATCGTGATCTCACCCGTCTCGGGGTTGGTGATGGCCTGCTCCTCTTTGACGGTGCCGCCATTGAGCAGGTAGTCGACGTTGTTGATCGCGTAGACCATCGTCTCGATGAACGCGGTTGACCGACTACCGTCAGGTGCAGGTACTTCGAAGTCGATCGCTTGACGCACCCACAAGTAACGCAGCGTCTGAGCGAACTGGACCTGACCCGTCGAGTACTGCCCGCCGGTCGCGTAGCACTGCTCGCAGATCGCCAGCGCGAGATTGACGGGCGTGCTCTGCGGACGCTTGAGGCCGATGTTGACCAACCGCGCATTCGCTCTGCGATCTCCGGGCGGTGCGATCGACTGTCCCGCGATGGCACCGGGGCATGCACCACCGATCTGGGGCGCGCCTGCGGGGATGCTCCAGCTCGGGGCGTTCATCTTCGATGTCCATGACAGGAGCTTGTACTGTTGGACGTTGGGATCCGTCGCTGGATTCCATGCGGGACCGGGACCGATTGGCCGATCGAGAACGAGGTAGACGTTCCTGGTGTCCTTGTCCTTGATGTTGCCGGGGTGCACGGTGAACTGCAGGTCCTGCAAGCTCTCGAACACGGCCTCGCGCACGAAGACCAGCCCAAGCAGGCCGGCATGCGCGTCGGAGAGAACAGCCTGTGGTGCAGGACACGCAGGATGATCTTCACCGAACTCGTCACCGTCTAGCGAACCGACGCACATGTCGTAGGCGCGCTCGATCGGCGTGATGTCTTCAGTGACTTCGAGATGCGGGATGATGGCGGCCATGGTTACCTCTGAGCTTTCGCGCTGCGACACGCTTTCTCGATCATGCGTCGGCCTTTCGCCGTCGGGTGGTAGCGCTCGGGACCGGGGCCACCTGTCGCCGCCCATGCGATCAACTTGTGACGCTTGAGCCAGCGTAACATCTGCTTGCGGTCCGCGACCTGCACGTACTCACGCAGTTCGTGTGCCGTGAACGAACGGTTGTGCGCAACGGTACCTACCTTGCAGATCGACCGTGGCGTGGGCTTGTAGCGTGCGGCCATGACTAGCGACTCCTCTTGAGGTCGATGCGGCACTGCTTCACGAGCTTCGTGGCAGCCGTTGCTGCGGCCTTGGGCGTCTTGTAGAGCTTGCGATCGCGATGCACGCCGAAGCGCGGCTGCACCGCGAACTGGCCGCCCTTGAGCGAATGGACGACCGCGGCTGAGCACTTGCCGTTGTTGGTCACCAGGAGCGGTCCTGCGACGCTCACACGCACGGCGTTCTTGGGTAGCCTGGCACGGCGCGCCGATGCTTTGAGCGCAGTTGTCAGCTTGTCGCGCACGGCGCGATGCCGGTAACGATCACGTGCTGCGCTGCGGAGTGCTTTCGCCATGACTAGCGCCGTGCCTTTCGGCGGCGACGACGGCCGCTGACCGTCGCGCTCTCGCGCACGCAATGCTGGTTGTACGCGTCCGCGGCGAGGGTGATCGCCGACTGCGGCTTCCAGGCCTTGCCGCCCGAGCGGTTGTGCGCGTCGAAGCGACCGATTGCCTGCTGCATCTCGGCGTAAGCCACCGTCGCGGCCGTGCATCGCCCGTTGCGCGCCTTGTTGGTCGTCAGCACGGCAGCGTACTGGATGTCGTCGGATGCTTTGGCGGCCTGCTGCGTGTGGATCGCAGGGGAGCTGCCGAGGCTCTTGCGTCGTTTCGCCATGACTACCTCCGCGCCTTCCGACGGCGCTTGCGCTTGCCGAGGCCCGCAACGCGATAGCACTCGTTGCGGTTGCACTCGGCGATGGTCTTCTGCATCCCCGGTAGCCCGTGCGTGACCTTGCAGATCGCGTTCGGGAACTGCTTGGAACACTTGTGCCCCGCCGCGAGCGCGGCAGACTCCGAGTCATGGAAGCTGCGCTTCCAGTGCGCAGGGCCGCTGACGACGAAGCGATCGGACGAACCGAACGCGCCTCTTCGACGGCGCTTCATCAAGCGCGTAATGCGCTGCTGCTGTAGGCGCTTCTCGCGTTGATCACCGCGATCGACAGCCATCGCGTAAGCACGCTGGGCGGCATCGATCTCAGCGTTGATGGAAGGTTTCTTCGCCATGATCAGCGGCTCCTCTTCTGGGTGCTGCGGCGCTTACGACGCCGTCCGAAACTTGTGGGGCACGCCTTCGTCACGACAGGCGTGTCGATCTCGTGCACGACCAGCGGACGCTTGCCGCCGGGGATGATGACGGTGCGGTGCGTGTCGACCTTGCGACGCGTCGCCACGGGCGACGCGACTTCGAACGCGAAGCACGCGCCAACGGGCAGATCCTCGAAGGTCAGACGACGCGCCATGATCAGCGCTGCCTCTTTGCGCGCAGCTGACACGAGCTGGCATGAAGCCGCCAGTCCTTCTTGTACTTGCGCATGAGCGCCGCGCGCATGTTGTGCTCGGCGCCGGCACAGCCGTGCTGCTTCTCGGCCTTGACGTCGACGTAGAGATGCTCGGTGCCGGTCGTCGGAACGCGCAGGCCGGCGCGGCGCAGCTTGCGGCCCCACTCGACGACGTTGACGGGTCCGACCCAGACCTTGAGACGGTAGGTCGCCATCTAACGCCGCCTCCGCGTGACCGAGCACGTGCCGGTCTGCAGGAACTTCCAAGCCTTCTTCAGGCCGAGTTCCGTGCAGATGCCGTTCTGCGGGCCGAAGTAGGTGTTGCCCGGCTTGTCGAAGAACCGATAGCGCGTGACGCCATCGCCTGGCGACCACGACGCGACGAAGAGACCGGCGTCGCGCGCGTACTGCGCGAGCAGTTCACGCTGCGTCGTGTGCTTGACGCCGAGTTGCTTGCGCTTGCGGGTACGGGGCCCGTAGGAGCATCCGCCCTTCAGCTTGCAACGCGTCTTTTTTCGTCGAGCCATCGTCGTCTCCTTCTACTACCAGCACTGGAAGCACAAAGGCCACGTACGATGCTATCGCACGTGGCCTTCACCTGGAACTAGCGCTCGCGCGCTAGAGCTAGCGCTTCTTCGAGCGCTTGCGCCAGCGGACGCCGCAGGCCTTCTTGCCGGCGGCCGTACGGATGCAGATCTTGCGACCCTTCCGTGCGCCCTTGCGGCGACGACGACCGACGAGGGTGGGCAGCGCGCCCATGTGCTTGCGACGACGGCGACGACGCTTGCCGAGACCGTCGCCCAGAGTTGCGGTTTCCATGTTCATTCTTCTTTCTGGAAGTTGATCCCCCAAGTCGGCGACGCCTTCTCGATGGGTGTTTCGCTAAAGAAGATCCCACGAGCGATCGCCGACGTCAAGATGATCGCTGCCGCGATCGTCGTCATGCTGCTCTGCCCCTAATCACCACGATTGAAGCTACACTCGTAGCCCGCCAACGATGCCAGCCCTCAAACCACGCGAAAATCCGCGCAAGGTGTTCAAGCACCGGCACCGTGAACGGGGTCCCAGTCGACTGTTCACGTTCGATGATCTCGCGGTAGCGGCCGTTGAGGCTCCGTCGACGACACGCTCGAAACTGCGAACGTCAACCGATGCGCGCGCGGCCGCGCTGTACATCACCGAGGCGTTGACGCGCCGTTCGCAGAAACTCACCGACGACGAAGCCGTCCAGGTGCTTACGGGTACGGCGACATTGAAGGAGTGGCGAGGACGCTGGCCACGGTTTGATCTGTACCGCTGCGGTTACCCAGGCTGCCTGGCCACGATGATGGAACCGGGGCTCTGCACACCTCACGGCGGGTCGTTCCAGCCGTTCGCAAAGATCATCGACGACCACTTCGTGCTCTGGACGGGTCGCGAGTACACACCGATCTGCTGCGTGATCTTCGGTGTGATCGGCTCAGGCGCTGTCGAGCACGTCGACCAGAATACGTGGAACAACCACCCGGACAACCTTGCGGTGCCGGCCGACGTCCACATTCGATCCACACGCCGCAGTCGATGGTCGTACGGGTATCGCGAGTTGGCGACGCTGTTCGATCTGTCTGAAGACGGTACCCGGCAAGCAGCGTCACGAGGAATCGTCAATCCGGCGTCGCTCGACAGTGTGACGAGCTTCTGGTGGCTACGACAGGATCGCCAACGCCGCTAGTCTCCGAGGGCGCGGTAGAACGCGCGCTCGCATTCGATGCGGCAGAACCCTCGCGGCCAGGGTGGATTCGGTTGCCGTGGACCGCCGCAGTGCGCGCAAGTCAGGTCTTCAGCAATGAGCGGGCTGTCTAGTTTCGCTGCAAGAGCTTCGTAGGCGTTCTTCTCGTCGCCGAACACGGCGTCCCAGTTGTCGCGGTACGCTTTGCTGTTGGGCGGCGACGAGAACGTCTTGTTGGCAAATTTGGTCACAACGGCGTCCGCAGCCGACCGTGGCACGTCGGACACACACGAATTGCGTGACCGCCGCGCTGGATGTACGTGCCTTTTTGTGACGGCAGCAGACTACCGCAGCCCATACACAGAAGATTCGCGACGCCGTAGCGATGCGCCATTTCCCAGGAGACGTGCCACATGCCCGTCAACGACGCTGCGATGAGGGCGTCACGCAAGGTCTTGAGCGTGGTGCCGTCAGCAAAGACGTGAGCGTCATCGCGAATGATCACACGTGGCGTGCTCATGGTGTCCTCAGAATGGTCGCGTCCGACGTGATCAAGACTGCGGGCCGCAACCCGCGCCGCGCGGCAGTGGCCCCGACGGCGTGGCGTTCGTTGACTGGCGTGACACACGCCCAGGCATATAACTCACGGACGCGCTCGTGGTCGCTGTTCGAGGCGATGATGATGGCACCGCGGTTGTATGCCTCGGTGAGCGCTGCCGCGAGCGCGAAGTGATCATCCTCGGTGAACCCTCCGGCTGTATAGCCGCTGAACGTGTCGTAGTACGGCGAATCAGCGTAGACGACATCGCCAGCTTGCGCCGTCGCGATCGTCTCGCGGAAGTCTGCAACGCGCAGGTCCGCACCCTTGAGGGCTTGCGAGACGGCCGTGAGCATGACGTCGGTCGGCAAGCTCGCGCGTGAACGGTCACCGCCGTGCGGAACGTTGAACTTGCCGTCACCATTCTCGCGGTAGAGGCCATTGAACCCGAACTTGTTGAGGTAGAGGAACCGCGCGGCCGCAAACACGACGCTGGGAGGCTCCGACGCACGGACTTTCAGGTAGCTCTCCTTGTCGGTGCCGCGATCGACGAGTGTTTGCAGTGCCCACGCGACGGCCGCAGGGGTCTTCCGGATCGCCTGGTACGTGTTGATCAGCGGCTTGCAGACGTCGCTGAGCAGCATGTTCGGCAGCCCGAGGTTGAGCGCGATGGCTGCGCCACCCAGGAATGGCTCGATGTACCAACCTTTGGTGACTGCGAGCCGTTCATAGATGATCGGCGCCAGCATCGGTACGAGCCAACGCTTAGAGCCGACCCACTTGAGCGGTGGGGTGCAGTGGGCGCGCGGCGGTGCCAGCGACTCAGTGCCGGGCACGGCCACCTGTTGCGGGTCAGGCTTCGATTCTTGGACGGTCATCATGTAGCTCCCCTAGAGTTTCGCGAACAGGTACAACGCGAGCACAAGCAGCAGTACCGGCAACCACCAGTGCGTCACGTGCGTCGGTCGTGCATCGGGCGCAGCGACGCTGCGCTTGAGCAGATCACGCCACAGCCGGTTGCGCGTTTTGCGGCTCATGCTCACGTCTTGGCGCTTTCATAATCGAGCCCGTGGCGCAGCTCGTCACGCAGATCGAGGTAGTAGTTGATCGCTGCATGCACATCGTCGAATAGCTCTTCGAACGACACGTCAGGCGTATCCTTGAGCGCAACCCGGAACCGACCGTCTTCGAGCCGATCGATTAAAAGGTTCATAAACAGCTCGATGCCGAAGCCGGCTGGATGCGTGAGGACGACAGCGAACGCCGCCATGAGCTGTTCGGCTTGTGCACGTTCAGTGATGTCGTCTGTAGAAGTCATGCCGTAGGTTCGCCTGGAAGGCCCAGGTCTTTCCACATCCAGCGCAGGGTTACGTCGAGTGGCTTGGTACCATCGATGGTTACACTGGACGCGAAACGCGCCCGTAGCTCACGGTAGGCCGCGCACTGCGCCTCGATCTGTTCGACCTGCTCTGGTTCGTAGAGCGTATTGCGCTCGCGGCCGCGCGATGCACGCCGCGCCAGTGAGACCGCTGCAGGAACGTCAACCAGGTAGATCCGATCGGGGATGATGAAGTTTGCGGGGCGCGTGACGTCGCCAACGCGATCCCAGCCATGGATCTTGCTCTGGTAGACGAGCCCCGAGACCATGGTGTGCCGATCGCAGATGATCCAGTCGCCCTCGGTGATGTGCCGCCGGATCTGCGGCTCCATGTCTTTGCCCTCGGCAACGAACAGCCACATCATGGCTTCGGGGCTGATCGTCGTACGCTTTTCGAAGACATCGCGGATGAGGTTGCCGACGGCGGATTCGCGCCCGGGGAAGGCAAGCGCGCGGACAGGTTTGTTCAGGTTCTGGAGCGCCTTGACGAGCATCGCGGCGAGCGTGGACTTGCCACTGCCGTCCGGACCTTCAAGAACGACGTACTTGCCTCTCACTTCGTGCTCTCGATCTTCAACATGATCAGGGGTCCTTGGTTATGGGCGCGCGTTGAGGAACTTACCGGCATCGGCGAGATCTTGCGAGTAGCCCTTGAACGGCAAGCTCGCCAGGAACGCACGGCCGTAGCGCCGGGCCTTGATCCGCTGATCGAGCAGCACGAACACGCCGTGGTCGCTGACGCTACGGATGAGCCGTCCAGCGCCTTGGGCGAGCGCGATCGCCGCACGAGGCACGTAGAAGTCATCGTAGAACGAGTCCGGGTGCTTGGCCTTCATCATGTCGACGAAGGGGTCATCGAACGAGTCGAACGGCAGCTTGTCGATGACGAGGCAGCTCAGTGACTCGCCTGAGACGTCGAGCCCCATCCAGAAGCTCTTGGTCGCGAGCAGCACGCTGTTGGTCTGCTCACGGAACATCTGCGCGAGCAACTTGTTGGGAGCGTCACCCTGGACCAGCAGCGGGTAGTCGATCTTGTCCCGCAGCTGACCTGCGATGTAGTTGAGCCGCCGCCACGATGTGAACAACGCCAACGTACGACCGCGGCAGTCCCGCACGAGGGTCTCCAGCGCGATCGCTGCAGCACGGTCGAAGTCGTCTTCGAACTCACGTGTCGGGAAGGGGATCCCAAGCGGGATCACAAACTGCGCCTGCTTGGCGTAGTCGAACGGGCTCGCAACCCTGAGCGTCATGGTCTTGGCCGTCATCACCGGGTCCACGAGACCCAGCTCGCCGCGGATGAAGTCGAACGTGCCACCAGACGTCAACGTCGCTGACACGCATACGATCGCGGGGTACTGCGTGAACACGAGCTTCTTGAGCTGATCGCCGACGTGATAGGGCGCAGCGCAGAGCTTTACCGTCGCACCTGTGATGCGCGCCGCATCCATCGGCTTATCGAGCCAATACGCGGTCGTGTCATCGATCTGATCGACGAACGCGATCAGGTCACGCTTCAGTTCGACGGCCCGCTCGTTGATCTTCGTGCGCGTCATACACACGGCACAGATTTCGCCATCGACACAGCTGCCGCAGTCTCCCATCGCGGCCTTGGCGGTCTCGTCGAGGACTTCACACAGATCATCGACGTCGATGAACCCCGGGTCTTTGATCCGCCCTCCGCGGGTACCTGCAGCGTACGTCGCGATCTTCTCGAACAGCGGTGCAACGGTCGTACGCAGCTGCTTGGCCAGCTCGGGCTCCCCAAGCTTTTCGCTGACAGCGGTCGCGAGACGACGAACCGCCCACTCGGTGACTTCCCGGCCGAAGCACCGCCGACCGATGGCTGCAGCCTCGTGAGCCTCGTCGAGGATGACGTACCCGAACTTCTGCCACATCGGGTCTTTGCTGTAGAGGAGCTTCGAGTAGAACAGATCGTAGTTCGCGATCACGACGTGCGCGTAGAGCGCGTCCTGCGCCGCCTTCTCGGCGTGACAGGTCTCGTAATTGGGGCAGGCGCCATGATCACAGTTGTCACCTGCGACCGAGACCATCCGCCAGGCTTTGTCGGAGATGCCGACGGGCGCGTCGTTGCGATCGCCAGAGCACGGAACAGCTGCGGCCCAGGCACTGATCGCTTCACCTTCGTTCGCGATGTCCTTCGGCCAGCCGAGACCGCCGCCGTCATAGAGCGCCAGCTCGCGTTGGCAGAGGTAATTCGCGCGGCCCTTGAGCAGCTTGAAGCGGAACCCGCCAGGGATCAAAGGCCGTAGCGCTTCAGCGAGCAGAGGCAGATCTTTCTCAGCGAGCTGATCTTGCAATGCCTTGTTGGCCGTGACGATCAACGCCGGCTTGCCGGTCTTGAGCGCATGCAAGATCGCCGGGACCGCGTACGCCAGCGACTTGCCAACGCCGGTTGGGCCTTCAGCGAGCAGGATCCCACCGCGCTCGAACGTGTCGTTGACGTCGTGCGCGAGCTTCACCTGACCCTCGCGGCGGGCGTAGTTGGGGATGACACCTGCGAGTGCCCCCGTGAAGTCCTCGAAGATGTGGTCGATCTGATCGATGCTGCTCATGGCGTTCCCCTAGTTCACTTCGGCCCAGCTCTTACCTGCGCGCGCGTCGACGGGAAAATTCACCGTCACGCCTTCGTAGGTAACGTCGCGCGTGAAGGACTCGATGACGAGTTTCTTCACCAAATCCTGGTCGTCTTCGTCGCACTCGAACACGACAGCGTCGTGAATCTGCAAGATCGGGAACGCGTCCTCGGGCAACCGCGGCATGATGTCCATTAAGCCTAGGTTGATGATGTCCGCGCCCGTGCTCTGCACCGGGAAGTTGACGACCTCGGACAGCTCAAACTGCTTGAGCGGGAAGCAACGACGACGCCCCAGGATCGCACTGCGGACCTCGCCGGCCGTGTCGGCCACGCGCATCATGCGTTGATGCCAGGCGGTGACGCCGCCCATCTTGGTCTTCATCATCGCGACCATCTTGCCGATCATGCCGATGGTGACGTTCGGGTAGTCACGCACGACGGCCTTCCACAACGTGTCGACGGCACCACCGTAGAACGCGCCGTACTCGGGCCGCTTGATCATGTCGCGTAGGACTTTCCGTTCGTCGACAGGCTTCTGATCGAAGTCAGGCCAGACGATGCGGGCGAACTCGCTGTGGATGTCGCGCTTGTTCGCGAAGATGTCGAGCAGGAACGGGTCGGCCGAGAGCAACGCGATGATGCGTGCTTCGAGCTGTGCGGCATCGAAGGCCACGAGTGCGCGCCCGTGCGGTGCGATGACCTGCGTGCGCAGGTTCGGTCGACCCTTCTTCTTGTCAGCCTTCGGCCAGTTCTGGCTGCCCGGCGATTCAGAACCCCAGCGTCCCGTGATCTTGTGGACGCTCCAGCGCGGGTGGCAGCGACTGTTCTCGTCGCAGAACCCGTAGATGACCTTGCCGTTCGCGTACTCGCGCGTGAACATGCGCTCGACGAACGTCGACAGCAGCTTGGCGTTCTCACGGTACGTGAGCAGTGCCCGGACCTCGGGGTAGTGCACGAAGCTCTCTAGAATGTCCTTCTTCGTCGAGATCCGACCGCTGGCTGTCTGCAAGCTCAGCGGCACGCCGCAGGCCTTCAAGAACGCAACAATGTGATCGCCGGAGTCGATCATGAACTTGAACGGCTTCTTGCCGTTGTCCATCTCGGCAATTCGCTTGTCGATACGTTCGTCCTGATCAAGCGGGTCCTGCTTGCGCATGCGCCGCGACTGCTCGAACGCAAGCCGTTCCTTGAAGATTGGGTTGATGCCTGGTTCGAAGACCTTGTTGATCAGCTCGCCACGTGATCGGTCGACGTTGGTACGGAAGCCAACCCGGAGGTGTTCGTTGACGTCCCTGTCGATGGGTACGCCTCGGACGTGCATGATCGCGGCGGCTTTTGCCATCGCGCGGTCGACTTCGTAGGTCTTCTCGGAGTTGGTCCGCTTGATGACGATCGTCAGCGGCTCCTCGACACGCGCCGTCGCGAGCGTGTCGCGGGCGTTGTACTTGAGCAGGTCGATCAGATCACCCTGTCCGTGCCGATGCTCGGCCTTCCATGGTGAGATCGCGTAGAACTGTGTCGTCACGCGCTGCAGGTCGTGGGGCAGGCCAGGGAACGCGCTGTGGTGCAGGAGCAAGGTATCTTCCTGCGGGCCTTGAACCGTGAAACCGTGCCGGTTCAGGACCGGGACGTCGTAGAGACCGTTGTGGAACGTCTTCGTGATCGTAGGATCAGCGAGGATCGCACCGATGAGGCGCCGTGCGCGGTCGGTGAGGATAGCCCACGCGACGCTGATCGCACGGTCGACGGTCGCGAGGCCAATCGCGCTGAGCTTGGCGTGGGCGGCTTGCAGCGCGGAATGCTGTTTGGGGTCGTCGACGTACGTCTCGGTGTCACACGCGAACGCGCGTTTCACGCGGACCTCGCGGACGAAATCCTCGACGAGCTTTTCGGCTCGAACGGGATCTTCTGTCTCGAACTCGATGTCATCGGTGAACTTGATGTCAGCGCCACGCGCGAGGAGGTTGATCTTCTTCAGGTCGTAGAGCAGTGACCAAAAGCCAAGGTCGCTCGTGTGCGCACCGCCGCCTTTGCCGCTGCCGCCACGCAGAATCGCGGCGGGGTGCGTCGTCGGGATGACGGATCGAAGTGTTCCAGATCCGTCAACGTCGACTTCATAGTGAGCACCTGCCATTTGCGTGATCGAGAACTTTTCGCCGCAGAATCCCTGCGCTGCGATTGAGCCCAACGCCGCGATAGGCCGACTGGGGAACTGTGCCAGCTCCTGCTTGAGGCGTGGCGCGCAGCTCTGGCGCGCCTGTCGCTTTTGCAGTTCCGTTGAGCCGCTTGGTGGTTGGCACAAGGTCGCGTTGGTGACCCAGAGCGATTCGCGCTTGACGCCGATGCGTGCAAGAGCTTCGTTGACCATGCGGCCTGACTGTCCGACAAACGGACGCTGCTGAATGGTCTCGTTTGAACCGGGACCTTCGCCGACGATGATCCAGATCGCACGTTCGGAACCTTCGCCAGTCACTGGCTGCTTCGGCTTGCCCATGTACGAGAACGGACAGTCGACGCAGTTTGCCCCGGCGGTGGACCCGCGGATGATCAGCGGCGGCTCGTCGTCGATCGTGGCTTCGACGGCAACGTTCACGCGTCGACCTCGAACAACGTCGCGCTGGCCTTCACGGCGCCGCGCCCGACATCGACGATGAGTTCCTTGGCGGCCAGGCGGGACAGGTACGCGTCGCGCGTCGAGCGCTTGAAGCCTGTGGCGTCGTCGATGGCAGGCTTCTCGATCGCGTCCGGGTACGCCTCGACGAGCTGCTGGAGCACCTGCTTCTCGCCGCTCGGCAGCTTGCCGAACCAGAAGTCGCGCAGGGCTTCACCCGTCGGCAACGGCTCGGCGTCGGGCACGGCGTCACGGCCGGCGTCAGTCGCTGTCACACGCTCGCCGATCGTGTCGACGAAGCCCTTCTCACGCAGTCGCGCGATGTACGCATCGCGCGTCGAACGCTTGTAGCCGGTCAGGACGGTCAGCTGATCGCGGCGCAGACCGTCCGGGTACTGGATCAGCGCGCGTAGCGTCGCAGCTTCACCGATGGGCAACGCGCCGTCGGTTTCGGTAACCACGCGCGGCACGGAACGTTCACGGGCGCGTAACGCCTGTGCTGTGCCCTTGAGCACCGGATCAATCGGCCGCACGCCGTTCGACCGCGACAGTGTTTGCGCGCTGAGTACGCTGGAGCGGAGTTCGCGTGCGGTCGACGTGAACGTGTCGAGCTGCGCGATGAGCCGTTCGTTGAGCGCTTCTGCGCCACCGACGAGCTTTTCGAGCCGCTTGGTCTGATCGAGCTGCATGTCGCGCATGAGCTTCTCGGTCTTCACGTCGACTTTCGGGGCTGGTGGCATCGCCTTGGCCTTCTTCAGCTCGCCCTGGAGTTGCCGGACCTGTAGCCGTAGCTCAGCGACCGTCTTGGCTTCTTCCTCGGCTTCGTGCGGCAGGTTGGCCAGCTGCGCCAAGACTTTCTTGACCTTGTCACTTGGGGGCGTGGGCGGGGCCGCACGCTGGCCTGCCTTGAGGTGCGTCGTCTTGACCGGCCCGACCTTGATCAGCCGGACCTCGTTCGAGATTGCTGGGCCGAACGCGTAGAACTCGCCCGCCTTGAGTGCGCGCAGCGAGTGCGTGTCCTCGCGGGTCGTGAAGCCAAGCTCGCTGGCGGCGCGCTTCATGTCGATGTCGAGTGCGCTCCGACCGATCAGCTTGTTGTTGCACTCGGCGGCGGCGTCCTTGTGGAGCTTCGAGATCCGCTGCGTCGCGAGCACGCCGCAGAACCCGCGCTTGCGCCCGAGCGTCATCAGGTCGATGACGGCTGAGGCACTCTCGGCCTGACCGGCCTCGGGCGCGAAGATGTGGGCCTCATCGATGACGACCAGCACCGGGTGCCACAGCTCGCGCGGTGCGGACACGAGCGCGTCGAGGAAGCGCTTGACGAACAGCTTCTTCTGCGAGCCCAACTCGTAGATGTCGATGATCGTGCTGACGTTCAGCTCCAGCAGCCGATGCGCCAACAACGCCGCGCTCTTGATGTCCGCGGGGCAGTCGCCATTCTTCTGCCCGGCGAGCACATAGTCGAACTTCTCGCGCAGCGTGTGGAACTCGCCGTCGACGTCGATGAGGATCTGCTGGACGCGGCCGTACGTCTGTTCGAGCAGGCGACGAATCGCCCAGCTCTTACCGCCGCCAGAGTTGGCCTGGATGAGCAAGCGCGACTCGATGAGCTTGTCGACGTCGATCGCGCAGTCGGTTCCTAGTGATGGCTCTCGGGTCATGTGGCTCGCCTCCCTAAAGACGAGTGATACAGCGCTCTGTTCGGTCGCTCGGTCAGCTCAGTCGCTCAACATTTGGAATGTCCACAGTTCGTGCACAGCCCGCACCGCTGCTGGTAGATGAACGCCGCCTTGCCGCACGCCGGGCACAGATCGCTCAGCGACTTGGACTTGGGCCGAACGTGGCCGTTCGAGGCAGCGTTGACGGTGCCAGCACTGACGACGGGTGCGAGCACAGGCGTCGGTGCGTGCGCAGTCGGGGGCGCGTCGACGCTGTAGTTGAAGCTCTCGTTGATACCTAGGTGCGACAGCAGCATCTTGGCGATTGCATCAGGTGCAGACACGACGCGCTCCATGCCAACCGCCCAGACGTCGCCGCCGCCGATGTTGCTGAGCTGCCGCGCGACCTCTTCGAGGCGTGCTTGCGGCGAGAACGGTGACGGCAGCGCGAGCGTGTAGCTGACCACGCGACCGAACGCTTCGGCCCACGCCATGACCTCGGAGCCCGACTTGCCGACGCGCACGAACAGCTCGAACGGATCGCCGTCGCTGGGGTGGTGGTTGATCGTCATGTGGACGCTGCCGTACGGCGTGGAGCGGCTGAGGGTCACACCCGAACGCCGGCCATCGGCAGGTACACGGCGCTTGGTGGTTGCAGTAACAGACGCGACAGGGGCAACAACAGCGTCAGGCTTGGCGACGACACCGGCCGTCAGGACCTGACCGGAACGACAGCCGTCGCGGTAGACGGTGATGCCCTTGCACCCCTTCGTCCACGCCAGCATGTACGCGCGCTCGATGTCAGCCTCGGTTGCGTCGTTCTTCAGGTTGATCGTCTTGCTGACAGCATCCTCGGTGTGTGCCTGGAAGACCGACTGCATCCCGACGTGATCTTCCATGCTCAGCTCGTTGGCGATCGCGAACACTGCGCGCCAGTGATCGGGTACGCCGGGAGCGTCAGCCAGCGACCCGCTCTGGCGAACCGTCTCGGCGAGCTGATCGGACCAGAAGCCTTCGCGCCTGGCGATCTTCTCGACGAGCGGGTTCACTTCGAGCATCGTCATGCCCGCCTGATCGCGCGTCATCGACAGCCCGTACAATGGCTCGATGCCGCTGCTACAGCCCGCGATGATGCTGATCGTGCCAGTCGGCGCAATGACCGTCGTCGTCGCGTTACGACGCGGCTTGTGCCCGAGCTTGGCCCACTTCGACACAGGCCAGTGATGGAACGGTCCACGTGCCTCCGCGAGCTTCTCGCTGGCGTCGGCGGCCCACGTGTTGACGAGCTTCATCACGTGGGAGCCCAGCTCACGTGCTTCGGGCGAGTTGTACGGGATGCCCAGCTGCACGAGTAGGTCTGCCCAACCCATGACGCCCAGGCCGATCTTGCGGCACTTCGACGTGACGTCGTGGATCTCTGGGATCGGGTACTTGTTGACCGTCAACATGTTGTCGAGGAAACGGACGCTGTGTTGCACGGTACGTTGCAACCGATCGAAGTCGATCGAGCCGTGCCGCATCACGACGTTGCCGTGCTTGTGTGCGGTGTTGCCCTCTTTCTCGACGAAGAACTCGGCGAGGTTGACGGATCCGAGGCAGCACGCGTCGAATGGACGTAGGCCGACCTCGCCACAATTCGAAACGAGCATGCCGCCGGTCCAGTACGTGTGCTCGTCGGCGTCGACGGTGATGTCGAAGACCGGCTCATCACCGATGTACTCGATGTCGGCGATGTCGTACGTGACCTTCGGCGCGCGCCGACCGTCAACGTCGAGACTCGCTGCGAGCCGTTCGTTCTTGTGTGCGTGGATGAAGCCGATCAGATCGGCGAAGCGCGCACGACCCTCCACGTTGCCGATGTTGAGATCGTAGCTCTCACGCGACGTGTACACGCCGTTGTGATGCTCGATGTCGTGCGCTTTGTTGGTCGTGTAGTACGAGGCGATGCCGATCGACGACAGCATCTCTTGGACGGCCTCGATCACGGCGAACGACGCGGCTTTCAGTGTGACGCGGTTGCCGACGACGGACCCGTTCGCGGAATAGAGCCCGCGCAGGAACCCTGCAACCTTGATGGCGTCGCCGTAGCGATACTTGTCGGGGACGACGCGGTTGTAGGTGAGCGGCAGCGTCTTGAACGACGTCTCGACCTCGTAGTACGTGTCCTTGACACCCGGACGGTGCTCACCGATCAGGTCTTGGCTCGCGATTGGATCCTGGTTGTACGCCTTGATGTCGTCCGGCCCGGCACAGAGGAACACCCGACCACTCGCTTTGTGATACGAGCCGTCACCGAGCACGAGCCCATCGACAACGTCACTGAGCCCGTATCCGCGACGTTCGCAGACCGGCCCGACGACCGTGTCGATCGCGTCCGCAGCGCGTACTTCGATCTTGTGACCGTTCTGCATGACGCGGTGGTTCTCGGTGCCGTAGAACGTACCTGCGCGCGTCCGATAGGCATGGACGGGCTTCACGCCGGTCGCGACCTTCTTGGTCACCTTCGTCCAGCGCTGACCGCTCCAGATCGTCGAGCCAACATCGATGTCGGCGAACGTGCGAATGCCATCGGGCGTGAGCACCGTGGCCCATGCGGGCTGGCACGGGTTCGGCGCCTCGATCGGGCCGAGCGCCTCCGACAACGCGTCAGCAGCGTTCACGCGATCAACGAACCACAACCCGGGGTCGCCGATCTTGTGGGCGCAGCGGACGATCTCCTTCCATACCGTCGGCGCGTGAAGCTGCGCAACGACGTTGCCGTTGACGGGGTGAATCAGGTCGAAGTCCTTGCCGGCTTCAAGCGCGAGCATGAAGGCATCGGTGATCGCCACCGACACGTTGAAGTTCTGCATCTTGTTCGTGTCGCCCTGCTTGAGGGCGATGAACTTCATGATGTCCGGGTGATCGATGCGCAGGATGCCCATGTTCGCGCCGCGCCGAACACCGCCCTGCTTGATCCGCTCGGTCGCGAAGTCGAAGACTTCCATGAACGAGATCGGACCGGACGCGACACCCGACGTCGTCGAGACGAAGTCACCCTCGGGCCGTAGCCGGCTGAAGCTGAAGCCTGTACCGCCGCCAGTCTTCTGCACGAGCGCCATGTTGCGGATCGCGCTGAAGATCCCGTCCATCGAATCGGGCACCGGCAACACGAAGCACGCACTGAGCTGGCCGGTGCCGTCGGGACGACCTGCGTTGACAAGGCACGGCGTGTTCGGCTCGAACTCACGCGCGGCCATCATCCGGTAGAAGATCGCCGCCCACTTCTCGCGCTCGCCAGGTGCTTCAGCCGTTGCGAGAAAATCAGCGACACGCTGAAAGAGCGCCTTGGGGGTTTCGATGACTTCTTGGCTGGCGTTGCGGATGAGGTATCGCTTGGCGAGTACACTCTGGGAAATTTCAGTCAGCACGGGTTCGATCATTGGTGTTTGTACGCTCCGTACACGGGGGTTGAACGTCGACGATCGAGATCGGCCGCGGTAGCAGGTAGCTGGCCTGCCCGAGTGCACGTTGCACTCGGTGTTGAGCAACAACCGCGACTAGCGCTCACGCGCTAGGTCGTTAGCTGCGAGCCGGAGGACGACCGTTCGCGGGCGGCGCGGGGCGGCGCGGGCCGCCCTGCGGAGCCGTGACCGGCGCTGGAGCCGCTGCCTTGGGGGCCGCAGCAACAGCACCGACACCCTCGTACGGACGCTCGCCGATCCACTTCGTGAACTCCTTCGTGATCGGCTGACCCGACTTCGCGTCGATGTCATCGAACGTGTCGATGATGACGTCGGCGGTGAAGTACAGGCCCACGAGCGACTCGCGCGCGAAGCCGCCCTTCTCGTCGAGCACGGCGCCCGACGCTTCGATGAGCGCCTTCATGCGACGACGAGCGAACTCGTCCTCGGAGATGACGTACGAACCCGTGAGGGTACGCCCCTTCATCTCACCGTCGCTCGCGACCTTCGCGGTGACACGCAGCGTCCGATTGCCCTTCTTGGACTGATCGAAGACTGCCTTGTCGATCTCGAAGTCGTACGTCCCCGGCTCGATGCGCTGGGAACGGCCGTCGTGCGCCGTGATGGAGGGATCGCCCAGATTCATGCTGATGTAGTCGACAAAATCGGCCATGGTAGCTCTCTCTTTCGTGGTTGCAGTTTCAGTGACTCGAACAGACTCTCGTTACCTGGGCGTGCTCCGTCCAGGTTGAGACGGGGTTGACGGCGCAGACGGGCTCGAAGGCCTGCCTTTGCCGTTCGCTGCGACAGGCGCAGCCGCTGCCGCAGCAGCTTCCGCGACGGTGGGCAAGATGCCCAGCGCCTCGGCCATCGTGCGGTACGTGCAGTCGGGGACGAACAGCTCCTGGCCATCCTCGTTGACCTGCACGTAACCGAGCGGATCAGACAGGCGACCTTCGTCGCGCCCACCCGCTTGGTAGTTCTGGTACTTCTTCGTCCGGATTTCCCACTGGAGCGCGGTGTTCGGCTGCGCCTGGAAGCTGCGGTGATAGAAGACGTAGTCGCAGCCTGCCTGGAACTTCGCTGCGTTCTGGCCCGAGAGCATCGGACCGCCGACGGGCGTGTCTTCGCCCGGGGGCTTCTCCAATGCGAGCCAGACGACGTTGCTGCCGAGCAGGTGAATGACCTCGCGGAGGTTCTTCAGATGCTGACCGAGCTTCTGGTAGAGCTGGCGCGCGTCGGCGCGATGTCCCGCGGTTGCATCGAGCGTGTTGAAGAACAGATCTGCGTAGAACGTGATCGAGTCGACGACGACGGTCTGAACTTCGCCGCGCTTGACGAGCGGTTCTGCGTCGTGCACGGCCTGCATCATGTCGGCGGCTTTGTCGATCGACCACACGATTGGTGCGCGCCCCATCTCGAACAAGGCGTTGCGGTCCATGTTCCCGAGCGTCGTCCAGCCTGACTCGGTGGCGTCGGATAGGAATAGCGGCCTGGGCCACGTACCTGCGAAGCGCGTCTTGCCCGCGCGGGACATGCCGTAAGACAGCGCGGTGACACGCTGGATCTTGCCGGGCTTGCTGACGTCGATAACCCTCATGCGTTGCTCCTTAGCTCTCTTCGGTTGTCGTTACGTTGTCATCTGACGACGCGGCAGCGCGAGACGTTTGCCCGATCGCAGCGCCATCCGCAAGTCCCTCTTGCGATTCAGTCGCGGCCGCGATCGTCGGCTTGGTTTGCGGTGCCCACTCACGCTTGCGAATAGGCACGAGTTTCTGATTCTCAGCGCAGTTATCAAAAAAACTGCACATGCCGAACTTGGTCACGCAGTTCGCGCGCGCCTTTGGCCAGACGCCCGTGGCAGCGTACATCTGCTGCAGCGCGGACCACATCTTGAGGTCCTCCATGTGCTGTTGGACGTGCCACCTCTGCGCGGGAACGATCGTCCGATGGAACTGGATCGTCTTCTGCTTGCCGACGATGTTGACGATGGTGCCGCGGAGCTTGCCGTACTTCTTGTCGAGTTTGGCGCGCTTCCAGATCATGATCTGGCCGAGGATTTCACCGTCGTTCCGCCAGCCGTCGAGAACATCGGCAGTGAACCGTGCGGCAGACTTGTGCTCGACGATGTACACGCCGGGGACGACGCCGGGAGTGGCCTCGCGAACCTCGGCGATCAAGTCGAAACGGCACGTGTTGCCGTCGGGATCCTGAGCCCACTGCTCCATTGCGATCGGCGTGAGGTAGTCGTTCTCGTACTTGTTCGCGTAGGCTTCGTACAGCCGCCAGGCTTCGAGGATAGCGACGGCATCACCGCCGCCGTCCATCATCGCGTCACGGGCGACGTACGGTGTGAGCGTCAAGTTCTCGTTGAGCATCCACAGATAGTGGAGCGCGAGGTACGTGTGGAACGCCGATCCGGTTTCGAGCGCACGTGCCGGCGCGCCACGGTGGCCGTCGAGATAGCTGAGCTTGAACAGGTACGGACAGCGCTGGAACGTTGCGTGGCTGCTCCAGCCGCGCCCTGAGGCACCGCCCATGCGTTCCATGCCGTGAGCGTCAAAGGTCGTCAACAAGATGTCGTCGAGCCGCTTGACGGTCGGATCGGTGAACATGCTGATGCGGTTGGGATCGAGCGGTGGCGGGACGATCATGTTTGGCCCCTTGTTGGGGTCGAGGTCGTCGGCATCCGTCAGCTCGTGTGTGCCGTTGCCGTTGGTGCCGTTGGGTGCTTTGGTCATTCCGCCTCCATGTCGAGGGTCCACATTGTTCCGTGATAGTCGTTGTCGCCTTCATCCTCGTCGGGATGATCGGTAAGCACGGCATTCGCGAGCGCCGCAAAATCGTCAGCCGTTCCGAGGCCCCCACCAACACCCGTGAAGCCGCTGGCGATGACTTCGATCGCGCTCTCGGCCGCCGGGATCCCAAGGCGCAACGCAAAGTCACACTTGGTCTGCAACGCTTCGAGGATCTTCCGTTCGATCTCGTGATCGATGATCACGTACGTTGCGGCGATCGGTTGCTTGCCGTTGAACGGCCGCATCTCAGCCTGCGCGACGATCGATGGGGTGTAGTCCAGCTCCGCGAAGACTTCCTGCCGTGCAGCGCTCAGATCAATACCGACCTGGCCGACGGAAAGCGTAATGCAGAGCGGCGCTGCCGGATGCGCACGCCAACGATCAAAGATCTCGGCGCGGATGTCAGGGTTGGTGCTGCCCGTGACGACGAAGCCGGGAAAGCCCTGTTTCGCGAGCGCCTCTTCGATCTTGATGGCGATGTCGCGGTGCCAGGTCCAGACGATCACACGCTCGCCACCGTCGAGGACGCGCTTAGCAACGTCGATAGATCCGTCGAGCTTGAGTTGCGCGAGTAGCCGCCGGAAACGTGCCATCGCACCGATGGCGGTGCTGCGTACGGCGTGGTCGCGTACGCGTTCGGCTTCTTTCTCGACCTTGAACGCCTGACGTTCAGTGATCTGAACGACCTCGACCGTACGCTCGATGACAGGCACTTCACCGAGCACGCTCTGCCAGGTACGGCGCAGCATGATCTCTTGCATGCGCACCCGGAACTCTTCTTCGTTCGAGGCACCATCGGCAACAAATCCGTGCGGACCCATGCGGCCGTTCGCGTAACGGCTCGCGTACTCGAAGTACTTGCCCCACGCGCCGGGACTAATGCACGCCAGCGTCGTGAACAGACCGGCGGGCTTGTTCCACAGCGGCGTGCCGGTCGCACCGATGACGCGTTCGGCTTGTGCTGCGAGGAACATAGCGGCCTTGCTACGCCGCGAGCCTTTGTTCGAGAGGAGGTGAATCTCGTCGAAGACCAGCGTACCGACGCGACGGTTGCCGAAGTTCTTCCAGCCGGCGAGGATGTCGTAGTTCATGAACACGAGCTGCGCATTCTTGAGCGCGCTCTCGTCGAAGAACTCGCCTTCGAGCAGATCGTAGTTGCGCTCCCTCTTGCGCTTGGGCGCCTTCTTCGGGTCGACGTACGCGACGTACTTGCCCTGCAGCACGGTCGGTCGAATGTCCGGCCAGCGACGACGAAACCAGCCGAGCCAGACCTCGCGCGTCGCGAGCGGCGCGACGACGATCAACGGGCCGTCGCTAGGCTCGTGCGAAGAGACTAACTGAGCGGTGTTATGCGTGACGATGTAGTCGTCGGTGATGTACAGCGAACGCTTTGACGAGACCTTGATGCACTGCGCTTCAACTGCAGGGACCGACTTGACGTGAACAATCCGTGTCCAATCGAAATTGGAGTTGCCCATCTGAGGTAACCAACGCGGCTGCGGATCGATCAGCATCGTCGTCGGCAGCGCACGAAGCTGCATCTCAGAACGATCGGGTACGGGAAAGCCGGTGAGCCACAGATGTTCGGCGCAGCAGCAAGTCTTGGCGCCCGATGCCAGCAAGACTTCAAACAGCGGCTTGACACCTTGTGGATAGATCGCCTCGACATAGGCAACGCCACCATCAGGGTCAACGATCTCGTCACCGACGATGAGATCACCCATCAGACGCCAGCCGGTCGGCGTCAAGATCTTCGCGTCGAGAGGTTGCGCCTTCCCCAAACGCATCTGATCCGCGAGCAAGATGCCGCGGCGTGCGCGGATGAACTCGCGGCCGGTATGCTGATAGTCCCGGAGTTTCCAACCGTTGGGCTCCGTCGTCGCGTCGAAGGCATTGCGATCGCTGTTGCGATCACTTTCCAGTCCCATCCGCGATCCGTGCTGGATCAAAAAAAGCTCGACCTCGGGATGGAGCTTCGCAAGCAACGGCAAATGGGAGCGATGCACCAGCGGTCCGAACCGCGGGTCGAGCTGCACCGACGGGGCAGGCGAAACCTCAGGCGTCCATGCCGGAGGAATCGCGTACCAATCGCGTCGTTTTGGGTGTGGCGTTAGGGCTAGCTCAGCCCGTGGCGCCGTCATCGCTCTCATTTTCAGCCCCTAGAGAAACAGAAACCGCTCAGAAACCGCTCAGCTCGATTCGCACGCTAAGTGGACCGATGCGACCTGTCAAGTTTGTTGATGCGCGATCGCGTAAGTCCACGGAGCGATCCCGGGAGCGTGGAAAAGTTTTCCACAGAAGTTTTTCACAGCCTGTGGACAGCTTGTGAATTGCGATCGTGATCAGCGCGATCGTCGAGTATTTCTCGACGAGAGATCCCGGTTTGGCGTGTCCGCGTCGCTCAAAATCTTGACGCATGAATTTCGAACGTGTATCAGCAACAGACCTGGCTATGACAACCGTGAGTCGCACCAAACGCATCAGCGACTTGCTGACCGCCGAGCAAGCCGCAACGTTTCTGGACGTGTCCGTGGCAACCATCTGGCGCTGGCGCAGCTCCGGAGTGTTGACCGGCAAACGCGTCCTTGGCCGGACCGTATTCGAGCGCGCTGAAGTAGCGGCCGCACTCCGGAAGCGGCAACACCTGGCGGCGGGCTAGGCTGGGGGATGGCGTCCAACAACAACATCATCCCGTTCCCGGGAACCAGCGCTAACGCAGCGATCACCGCGAGTACGCCAAGCGCGCCGGGTGCGCCTGGAAGTGTCCCTAACGCTAGCGTCAACGCAGGCGTTCCAGGTGGTGGCGGTGGCGGTGGCGGTGGTGGTGGTCCCAGCAGCGATCCGCATGCCTTCACCCGTCAGCAAGTCTGGGTCATCCGCTACCACAAGAAGTACAACGACGATCAGAAGCGCCGAATCCTGCACAACTTCATCGCGACGCAAGAGAACCGTAAGACGGTCCACGGTGCGTTTCTGCGAACGCCCGACAAGCGCGCCTATCTATTAGAGGGCCGTGCCTGCAAGCTCTATCGCATCGACGAGCGCGATCCGGAGTTCTGCGGGTACATGTTGCAGGCCTACGGGCTCAACTCCACCGAGCAGCTCACGAAGCACCTGATCGCGTCACTCAAGAACTTGACGATCGCAGAAGGGCTGCACCGTGAAGTGCGACGATTCGCGTTTTGGGATCGTGGCGGGCGGAAGCTCTACATCTCGCGGTATGACGGCACCTGCTACGAGATCGACGGCGACGAGATCACGATCCGCGCGAATGGCTATGGCCCTGCGGTGTTCCTCGACGACGATGGCGGCTACAACTGCGACGTCCCACAGAAGACCGGCCCCGAGGTCGGCAACCACCACGAGCTGTTCAAGCGCCTGATCGACGATCTCCAGTACGTCCCGACGCGCGAAGGCGGGATGTCACCTGACATCCAGAAGACCTGCCTGGGGATCTGGATGTTCGCCGTCGCGTTCCCGGATCTGATGCCCACGAAGCCGCTCTTGCTGGTCGAGGGCGAGATGGGCTCGGGCAAGTGCCTAGGGCGCGGTACGCCGGTTCTCATGTTCGACGGTACCGTCAAGCCCGTCGAGGATGTTGTCGTTGGCGAGCAGCTCATGGGCCCAGACTCGAAGCCCCGGCAAGTCAACAGCGTCACGCGTGGACGTGGCAAGCTCTACCGCGTCACGCCTGTGAAGGGCGACTCGTGGGTGTGCAATGAGGATCACATCCTTGTGGTAGGCACCCACCACCGTGAGGGCTACCGCGTCGAGGAGATCACGGTACGCGACTACCTGGCCCATCACGATTCGTATCGGGCCAAGACAAAACAGCTTCGTACCGGCGTCGAATTTCCGTCACAGAAAGTTCCTGTCGAGCCGTACTTGTTGGGGTTGTGGCTCGGTGACGGCACCAAGACCACGCCACAGATCACCAACTGCGAGCCCGAGATCCACGCGTACTGTACGGCCGTCGCGCCGCGCTACGGCCTCACAGCGAAGATCGTCGAGACCCCGCGCAACAACAGCTACACGATCTCGTTGACAGGTGAACGAGGAAACCCCGTCACCAACACACTATGGCAGTACCTCTCAACCTGCGTCGTTGACGGTGCGAAGCGCATCCCGTCGCTGTACCTGACGAACGATCGTAACAAACGCTTGGAGCTGCTCGCAGGCCTGCTCGACACGGACGGCTACCTGTGCAACGGCTACTACGAGATCACCACCAAGTACAAAGGTCTCGCTGACGACCTGTTGTATTTGGCGCGCAGCCTCGGTTTTGCCGCGTACGTCAGCGACAAAACCGCGACGATCAAGTCCATCGATTTCGAGGGCCTCTACTACCGCGTCACGATCTCGGGTCACCTTGACCAGATCCCTTGCAAGGTCCCGCGGCGACAAGCTGCGCCACGGCAGCAGATCAAGGACGTCCTGCACACCGGGTTCACGATCGAACCCGAACCCGAACGCACAGGTAACTACTACGGTTTCACACTCGACGGCGACGGCCGGTTCCTGCTCGGTGACTTCACCGTCACGCACAACACGTTCGCGTTGCAGCGCATCGCGATGACCCTGCACGGCAAGTACACGCCGCTGACCGTTCCCAAGAAAGAGGACCCGGACTTCGGCGTGAAGATCCTGCGGTCGCCGATCGCGATCATCGACGACGTCAACGATCCCGTCGAGTGGCTGCGCGACACGCTGTGCACGTACGTCACGGGCGGCAAGTGGTCGCGTCGCAAGCTGTTCTCCGACGATACCGAGCACGTGATCAAGCCCGAGGCGTTCCTCGCGATCACGACGAACAACCCACAGACGTTCCGCCAAGGTCAGGTTGCTGACCGCTGCTTGATCTTGCGCCTCGAACGTCGTGCCCAGAAGTCAGGCTATACGCCGGCCAACCAGCTGTTCGAGCAGGCAACCTATTGGCGCCCGGAGCTGCAGGGTGAATGGCTCTACTGGCTCAACGAGATCGTCCGCGAGCTGCGTCGGCCGCAGGCGATGACGACATCGAAGTACCGTATGGCTGACTTCGCGCACCTGGCGCACCTGATCGGTCGCGTGCTGAACCAACCTGCTGGGCCGCCCGGCGATTGGACGCCCGAGGCGATCGAGGAAATGCTCGGGGCGATGCAGGCCGAGCGCGACTCGCTGGTGACCGAGGGCGATCCCATGATCGACCTCATCGACAAGTGGCTTGAGATCACGACGAACGTTGGCCGCGAGATGCGCATTGCAGACTTTCACCGCGAGCTAGCGGCGATTGCGAAGGTGCAGAACAACGCGATGTTTTTCAAGTCTCCGAAGGGATTGGCAGCACGGCTCCGCGAAGCTGGCGGGGCCCTGGCACATCACTTCGAGATCGAACGGCGGCAAGGGCCGGGCAACACGATGCTGTACACGTTCCGACGCGCGTAGAGTTTTCTTTTTCTCTAGGGGAGCGACGACATGAGCAATCTAGTGGCGTGCCAACCGGGCTGGTTGGTGGTGTTCGAGGAGATCGACGCAGTGGACGGCTTCTTCACGGAGCCGATCGCATGCTGGCAGCTGGCCGAGGGACCGTGCCTCACCGCCGAGGTGCGACCGATCTGTGCCCTTGGCGGCGACGTCTGCGACGCGTCAGACGTCGCGAACTACGTCGGCGTCGTCGGCCCTGGCGGCGATCCGAAGAAGCTCGTCGCGGCGCTGCAGGAAGCACGACGCAAAGAGACGGCGTAACCGTGGTGCGGATGCCGTGGCTGCGTGACGTCGCGACGTGGATCGTGACGGAGTTGATCCCCGCGATCAAACGAGAAGAGATCAAACGCGCAAGGAAGGCGCAGTGATGGCGATCATCGATACCACCGTCGTCAACATGCGGACCAACGCGCATGACGTCGCGATCGATCGCTCGTCGCCGTTCGGAAATCCGTTTCACCGCGATCAGCACAACGATCGCAACGCTGTGCTGGCGCTGTACCGGACCTACTTCTACAAGCGCGTCGAGCAGGACGCGGAGTTCAAGCGGCGCGTGCTGGACCTGCGCGGGAAGCGCCTGGGCTGTCATTGCTCGCCGCAGCGATGCCATGGCGAGATCATTGTCGAGTACATCGAGACCTACTACGCGGCACGCGACGCTGTGAAGCCGATGGACTTCAGCGACCGGAGCATCAAGTGATCAGCAACCCGACACCGTGTCGCATCGTGCTGTACCACTTCACCGTCACGAGCGGCGATGTCAACTACAAGCCCGTGAGCATGTCGCGGCCTGCCGTCGTGACGTCGGTGGGTGCGAGTGACGACGTCGTGAACCTGTTCGTGTTCTTCGAGCCCGGTGATCAGTACTACGACCCGCACCATTCACCTTCCCCGCACCAGTCCAACATCCGCCCGTTCAATCCCGCAAGCCCACAGACCCCCCGGCTGGTCGTGGCCGCCACGAACCTGAGGTTGACCATGATGACGACCGTCGAGAAAGCACTGTGCACCAAGGAACTGTCGAAGGCGTCAGCTGCGCTGCAGTACGCGTTCACGCTGGCGGCAAACAGCGGCGACCTCGATCTCGCGAGCGGCCTACGCCGGCAACAGAAAGAAGTCGCGAGTCGGATCACGATGCTGAACGGCGGTCCCGTCAAGATGACGGGCGCCGAGCTGCTGCGACCGTAGTTCCAAGCTCGTCGAGTTCGATCAGCGTATTCCAACGCGAACCTAGCAAGGATCCTGAAGATGAAGCTCCGCATCGTTGATGACCTGAACCCCGAGGACGAGGCCATGCTACAGGCGCTCTACTCGCGCAGCGCCGAGAGCGTCGACGTGCACCTGGAGAAGGTCCAGCAGTCGGGCTCCGGCAAGTTCATGGCGCAGTACTACGTCGGGTACGGTCACAAGAGCATCGCCGACTGCGGCACGACCACGATGTTCATCGAGGGCGTGAGCTTGCTCGCGGCCAAGGCCGTGCAGGACTGGCCGCTCTACAACGGCCAGGAGACGTCGACGCGCTACATCGACATGAGCAAGCAGGTGATCGTCGACCCGTTCGGGTCGGACGCCTCGAAGGCCGTGCTGGACCGTTGGATGGACTTCTACACGTCGAAGCAGGGTGCCGTCGGCGAGATCCTGCGCGCGCGGTATCCGATGCGCGACGGTGAGAAGCAGGCGTCGTACGACGGCGCCATCAAGGCTCGGACGTTCGACATCCTGCGCGGCTTCCTGCCCGCAGGCATCACGACGCAGCTGTCGTGGCACACGAATCTGCGCCAGGCCGGCGATCACCTCGCGGGACTCATCCATCACCCGTCGCCAGAGATCAGCCAGCTGGCGCTGAAGCTGCGGACGCAACTCGGGGAACGCTACCCGTCGAGCGGGCTCGGGCTGTCGCTTGCAACGGTCAGCGGCGTCGACAACAAGGACCGCGTGGCCCGTGACGTCCGTCAAGACTGGGAGTGGCGTGTCGCAAGCGCGTTCACGTACTCGGCGAAGACCGAGCTGTCGAGCCTGCGCTTGAACGCGATGAACCTCCGCATGAATGCACGTTACACCGAGCTGCTCAAGACGCGTCCGCGTGGCTGCGTGCTGCCGCACTTCATGACCGACATGGGTCAGGTACACGTCGAGTTCCTACTCGACTTCGGATCGTTCCGGGACCTGCAGCGCCACCGGAACGGCGTCTGTCGGATGCCGTTGCTCGACACGAGCTACGGCTTCGAGGCGTGGTACCTCGAACAGCTTGGAGACCTGCGCGCTGAAGCAGTCGCACTGATCGACGAGCAACGCGACGAGATCAACCGGCTCGGAGATGGTCCAGATCGTAGTGTCCTGCGGCAGTACTACACGGCACTCGGGTTCCGGGTGCCGTGCAACGTGATGTACGCGTTGCCTGCGCTGCTCTACGTCTTGGAGCTGCGTTCGGGCAAGACCGTGCACCCGACGCTGCGCAAGCAAGTTCACGCGATGGTGCGCGCGTTCCGTCACGACTACCCCGACATCGCGCTCCACGTCGACATGGACCCCGATGACTGGGACGTGCGGCGCGGGGATCAGACCATCACGGCAAAGGGCTGAACATGATCGCCGGACTCGTCGCTGCTGCACTGGATTACGCCCGTCGTGGATGGCGTGTGATCCCGTTGCATCACGTGCGCGAAGTCGGTGACAACCCTGTGTGCTCGTGCTGGCGCGCGAAGACCGGCGATTGCAAGACGCCGGGCAAGCACCCGACCATCAAGAACTGGCGCGAGATCGCGACGACAGACCTGACGTTGATCACGGCATGGTGGCGCGTGTGGCCGCGCTCGAACATCGGGCTCTTGATGGGCGGCGCAGCACGGCTTGTGACGGTTGACATCGACGGTGCAGACGGTCGTGACAGCATCGCGCAGTTCGTGCAGCTTCACGGTGCACTGCCAGTGACGCTGACGCAGACGACGGGACGCGCCACAGGTGGAGAGCATCTGCTGTTCACGATCCCCGTCGCACTTGACATCGATCGGATCCGCAACCGTGCACACCTCGCGCCAGGCATCGACATCCGTGCCGAGGGGGGCTTGATCGTCGCGGCGCCCAGCGTGCACCCCACAGGCGCGACGTATCACTGGGTGGACACGACCGTGCCCGTCGCTGAGATGCCCGCGGCGCTGTTCAAGCTCGCGACGTCGGCACGTGCACGTCAGAAAGTAGCGGCGAGCGTAGAGCGCCCCGAAGAAGCCGTGCTGGAACGTGACGGTCACCCGCTTACGATGCGCATACGTCTCGCGAAGGCGGCGCTCCTCAAGGAAGCCGACCCGGCAATTCAGGGTCGAAACGGCTCGACGTCGTGCCTACGCACCACGTGCTTGCTGGTCCGTGGCTACTGCTTGCCGCCTGACGCGGCATTCGAGTTGCTGTGGCACGTCTACAACCCGATGTGCATCCCGTCATGGTCCGAGAACGAGCTGATGCACAAGATCGAGTCGGCCGAGTACAACGTCTCCGACGCGTCGTACCCATGGCGCTACAAGATCCCGGCGCCGGACTTGTCGCCGGCTGGGCGCATCGTCGAGGCGCTCTACCAGCAGTGCTACCGCGAGCTGCAAGATCCTACGGAGGCGCTGTGGAAAGCGCAGACGGTGTCACCCGCAGATTGGGCTGACGCGACTGAAGTGAAATCGAAACGTGGGCGCACGCCCAAAAAGTGTGGATAACCGAATGCAGATCGAACCTCAGATGCGCGTGATCTACTTTGCCCATCCCCTCGGGGCTCCAACCAGAGAGGGCGTCCAAGCCAACCTAGCCAAGGCCCGTCGTTGGGTGCGTTGGATCTACGATCACTTCCCGAACGTTGCCGTCGTCGCGGATTGGTTGATCACCTGTGAGGTCCTCGACGATCACAACCCCGAGCACCGCGCGCACGGCATGAAGATGAACGGCTTCGTGTTGGTCCGCTGCGACGAGTTTTGGATGGTCGGTGGCCGCGTCTCGACCGGCATGGCCAGCGAGCTGGAGTCGGCTACGGAGCACGGCTTGCGCATCCACGACCTGACGTGGCTCGGTGAAGAACCGCCCGTTGAAGTCCCCGAGCGCGTCATGGACATGTGCGCATGATCTACACCGAGCACGATGACAACGGCACGACGTACCGCCTGAACGTCGATGCTGCGCTCGTGCGTGAGGCGCAGAGCGTCGTGGCGCAGTTCTCGCGGCCGGCGCAGGAACAGATCCTGCGCAACATGTATGGCCCGCGAGAAGCCCGGTTCGCTGCCGTGATC